CCCATTGATACACCCCTCTAGGTGTCGAATTGATATAAAGGGTCTTAGCGCCCGTTCTAGCCCTTATATCGGCCAGATAATCCCACTTCTTCTTCTCAATCATCAAAGTATCGTAATGAGTCCTACGGCACTTAAGCTCGATATAGGAGTTGTGGGTAATGCCATCTGCTCGGTCGGTCGCTGATAAAGGCGTTAAGTCTGGATAAAGCGACTTAAGAGCCTCGAAGAGTTCAACCTCTCTAAAGTAGATTAGTTATCTTCCTCGCCATCTTCCCAACCAATTTTCCTCATTGGGTCATCGAGTGGCACTATCCAATCAGGATAAGAGCTACGATCCATAGCAAAGGCCAAGGCAGTTCCCTCATCCATCCCAGCCCTGCGACAAGCTTTATAAACTTCGTTGGCAGCAATAGCCCAGAAATCAAGCTTAGTTAAAGGCGTTTCTTTAGTAGTTCTACGCCTTTTAGGTCGCTTCTTACTTACGCGCTTTCGCGTTGCCATTTCTGACCCCTCTCGCTAGGGCCAATTCTAGCTGAGACTCCATTTTATCAAGGCGCGACACTATTGGAATATTCTCCAATTTGATTATGTAGCGAAGTCCAGCAATCAGCAAGGCAATAGATCCGAGGACTGATGCAACTAGGGTTGCGAGTTCAGCTGCAACCATTAACGGACTTTGCCGTAACGCTCATAGTTAGGGTTAAGCCAGTTAATAATGCTAGGCAAGACTGATACGAGAGCCGCATTGGCAATTGCATTTACATCTAGGCCGACTGCTAGATAGGTCGCTAGTGCTGTTGCTAGGAATGTCTTGGCCCAGCTCTCTGCCATTTTCTTTAGGTCGCTCATTAGCTTCTCCTTCGAGGTTGAAATAACTGCCATCTTTGTCTCCCAAGGTTGTGAATGAAATATGGAAATGCGAGCGGTGCGGATTTGCGCCTCTGTAAGCCCTACGCTTCCAATTAAGAATCGGACTCATAATCTTGCCATCGTAGATTATGTAAGCGATTCGCTTATCGCCTTTCTTTGCTAACTTACGCAGCTTCTCAACTACTGCATACGCTTCTTCTTTGTGAGCAGATAAATCTGCATCCACATCTAAGGCTCTAACAATTCCTGTTCTAGCGTCTGGAATATGATCAGAAGTCCCTTTAGCGCGGTGGCGAGCATCAGCAATCCAGCCATCAGACTTACGATCCCTATCAGGATAATCATCGTCTATCTGCTCCCTAAGTTGAATACCAGCAGCGCAAAGTCTAGCCATTAGGAAAGAAGTAGTTGGGCTTCTTCTTCGGTAATGCCTAGTTTTTGAAGCAATGCAATCTTGTCCGAATGTTCTTTTTTTTGTTTATCTTCAATTGTATAATCTGCAATTTCTTCTTCAGACATTTCTACAATTATTTCTTGATTATTTAAAACATCAATTACTTGTTTCTTCATTATTTGACTCCAAACAGTTCATAAGTGCCACCCGACCAATTTGCCGAACCTGTATTAAAAACATTTATTTCATTGATGGCTGCCGTCAATCTAGCAACCCCAACCGAAGTTACTCCACCTTCAAAACTTGGTGTTGCAGCATTTTGATAATGATAAATAGTATGCATAACTTTATGACTAGTCGTATTGGCATAATTTGGAATATACAAATAAAAAAACGAATCCGTTCCTGAATTGATTCCCGTAGCTGTGCCCATAGCTATTTCGGTTGAAGTGCCCGCATTTGAAGTTACAATTGCGTTGGAAGAATAATAAATCCCAGTTGAATCATTATTAAATCTGATTCGCACTCTGTCAGTTGTATTGACTGTTCCTAAATCTTTGAAAATTAAGATTAACGCTTGATAACTTGCAGAAATAGAAGTTAAATTCAAGGTCGCGGCTGCGGTATTAAAATTTCCAGAAGTTAAAGAGGTCCAGCCGCCTGACGAAATTGTAGTCCAAGCAGGAACACCACCAGAGACGGACAATACTTGCCCAGTCGTTCCAATGCCTAACCGCGTATTTGTGTTTGCTGTGCTCGAACGATATTCAATATCGCCTAAAGTAGTTGAAGGATTAAGATTTTTCGTTGTGGTATCAATTGATGATCCAAGTGTGCGAATAGCAGATGCGCCGTCTTTAACCAAACTTGTGTCGTCAGGCGTTGTCCAGCTATAGTTCGTAGTCGTTGCCATTTAATCTCCTATGCAACTATTGTAGCGTTGAGCCAAGTCAAATCGGGCAATATCGTATTAAAGGTCTCGGTAGCTGGGACATCCTGCCAAGCCATCGCTTGAAGACTATAAGCCAGCGGTGAGACATTCAAAGTTAAGTTTAATGAGTTTAGATTAGCTGTCCAAGTCCAGCCCTCTACAAATCCTTGAAACTCGCCAAGGGTCATATTGGCTGGAAGATTGACGATATTCAGCGGCATCCCCATAAATACGCTTAAAAGGGAATTGCGGTCTGCATTGTCTATTTCTGGGTTGCCAAGGGCGAAGGTAATCTGTCGCATCTCAAATTGAGGATAGGCTCGGATGAGTAGATAGAAGGCTGCCTGATCTTGGGCATCGGCTTGATGTCTAAGAGTCGTAGTTACCTCGGCAGCTAGTTCCCCATAAAGGCTTATTGAGGTCGCGTCCTCATCGGTAACTGTTTGTGAGCTAGTAGCGCCATAGCTAATAGTTAGCGAATTTCGGACATCGCCAGCGCGCTTAGTAATTTGTAAGCCAGGGCCAATGGCCTGATTGCCGTCTAAATCGACATAGCCGTTAGCTGCTAGGTATTGGCTTCGGTGTGTCGAATCTGCATAACCAATGCGACCTTCAGAATCTTCATAAATATATCCAAGACCTGAAGTGGCAGCTTGGCTAACTAGGTTATAAATCGTATCGCTCAGGCCAGTCTGACTATGAAGCTCATAATCTCCTGGAGTATCAATCTCTCCTAAGCCAGTATTCTCGGCATCAAGCCATTGGGTTGTCGGGTCATAACTTGCCCAATCCAAAGCCGCTGGCACTTCATTCCAACTGCCAAGCAATACTTCTTCAAGTAAATCCAAAATTCTATCGCCATCAAATTGATGACCAAGATTGCCACTATAAATATGGCGAGCAAGTCTGGCCAATGCTCCGACTGCAACTATATTGATTCGCTGGCTGGTTGCCGTAGATCCTGAGTTTTGGACTATTACGCTTAGGTCGGTAATAAAACCGCCAAAGAGAAAGACATAAGTTGAGCTGGCGTTTAGAACCTCGACTGTTACTGAATCGTTAATATCATAGGAAATCTGTGAGCCAGAAGTTTCGATAAGGGTTAGGTTGCAATAACCAGCTAAGGGCTGTTGGTAAATATCAGCTCGGCCTGAGGTGATAGTTAGGCCGCTAAGGGTAACGCCCGTTACTGTAGAGCCATTGACCTTAACCCGATAAGTGGGACTCCAGATGGTCATAGGACTAGCAACTGATCTCCACCGCCGCCAAGTCTGCGGCTGCTGTTATTTAAAGCTAATTGAACTGCTCTGCTAAATCCTTCTTCATCAATTACTGATGGGGCATTTACATTGATTACGACATTGCCGCGCTCTTCACCAGCTCTAGCAGCTGCTACATCAAAGTTTGATGGAATTGCTTTACCGCTAGGGGTTTTAGTAACTGTATCTATTAAGTCAGAAACTGATTTTGATTTATTTGTAGAGGATATGCCAGAAATTAAATCAGTTGCCCCACTTGAACTACCACCCGAGCTACCACTTGGCGTTAGGGAAATACCGAATGGCAAGCTAGAAGAATTGACGGTGTTACTTCCTTTTCCTGAGTCTGCTTTGGCCTGATCATCAAATAACTTGGTCGCAGCAATAATTGCTCCGACAACTGCCGCTCCTGTAGCTAGACCAGCAAGCGGATTTAAAGCAAATCTTGAAGCAATAGCAGCGGCTACTGCACTATTTCTTAAAGCAGTATAAGCAGCTATTAATCCTTGGATTAAAAGAATAGTCGCTTGAACCCCAGCTGCAATCTTATTGACTATAAATACTGTCGCTAATACTCCTGCAACTAGAAATAGTTCATCCTTTAAATCAATAACTGTATCAATAAAGCCTCTTACCTTTTTGCCCCATTCAACTGCTGTTTTTTGAGAATCAGTTAAGGATTCATTAAGGCCACCAGATCCAGTAAGGCCAGCAATAAACGCCTCTAACGCTGGAATAAAGTTTTCTAATATCCAAGTTGTTAGTTCTTGGACAACTGGAAGCAAAGCTGCGCCGATAGATTCTTTAGCTTCATCAAGGGCAATCTTGACGCGCTCCATTTGTTTAGTTGTCGATTCTGCTTCGTTTTCAGCAAAGTTGCCAAAGGTGCTAGTTAGTTGCTGGAAGGTTTGGTCAAAGGTTTGAGATTTTAACTGAGTGGTATCGATACCGAGACCCAATTTGCCAAGTGCTGTGGTATTACCATCGTAAGCTCTACCAAGCGCATTAGTAACTGTCTCTAGTGGCTTACCCGTTGCTGCACTTAAATCTAGGGCTAAATTTAGTAACTTCTGAGCTTCTTCGACATCCTGAGTAGATCTAACTAGACGCGTAAAGGCTGGACGCAAGCCATCATCGGCAACGCCAATCGCGATAGAAGTCTGTTTAATATATTCTTCAACGCCAGCAATTTGTTTAGCAGTAGCGCCAGTAGTGGCTTCAATAGTTGCGGCTAAGCGCTTCTGAGCTGTTTCATCTTCGGCTGCTGCCTTAACTGCGCTAACGGCAAATGCACCAATTGCTGCGCCAGCAGCGGCAAATGCAAGGGCCGCCTTCTTACCAAATTCGGCAGCGCGTTCCCCAATTGAATCAATGTCTTTAGAGCCAGCTGCTAACTTCTTTTGAAAGTCAGCCGTATCTGCTAGAAGCTTGAGCGTTAAGGCTCTTGAATCAGATGCCACCTATGCCCCACTTATCTAAGATTTTGTTAAATGCTGCGCTCCATTGTGCCACAATATTTTTCTGCTCTTGGCGCAAGGTTGGATAAATAAACCATCCGCGAGAGCCGCGCCCTTGTCTGCCAGAATAGGCAGGGAATTGTTTAAACTTATTAGAACCAAATTCGAAGCCAGCCCAAAGCATTTTAGTATCAGCTCCACCGCTAAATCTTTGACTAGCAAAACCATACTTGATTTCGCCAGTAGTGCTGGTCTTAGATACTTTAGATCCGCTAACGATTCTGTTAATCGCCTGCTGACCTTTGACGCGAGTAGCAGCTTTGGCAGCAATTTGACTTTGAAGATAAGTAGCAAGATTGTTAGAAGTCTGGCGAGCCTCGGCTTTGGCTTCATCGCCTAGCAAGGAGAAGGCTTTATAGACTTGACGCAGCTCAGTCCTATCAAATGCTGCGATTTCTTCAGCCATTGCTATCTCTCTCCTT